CTTTAGTGCTCTAAAGTGTCAAATATATACTGATAATGATTCCTGTTTCCCCTTCGTTAAATATTTCACACACTTTACCACTTCAAAGCACTAAAGCGATTGTTAAATTATTCACACACTTTAGCGATTCAAAGCATTAAAGCGCTTATATGTGTAGTGATGGGCATTGCATGATTAGCATACACTTTGCCACTTTAGAGCACTAAAGCGATTGTTAAGAATTTCACACTTTATTGCATTAAAGCATTAAAGCGTTTGTTATCAATTTAACAGCACACATTTATCCATATAAATTGCAACAAAATTGCATGGTATTATTTATAGGGTATGTTATAATATAATTGTAATAAGGAATGAGAAACAAACAAATCATTCCAAAAAACAAAATTACAATAGAAAGAGGTATCTATTATGACTAACTGGAAAATCGAAAAAACTATCAACTCCGACAACACCGAAACTATTATTATTACGCGCCCTATTAACGACAAGCCGAAAAGTACCGCTTGCGTTAGCCGTACTGTTAAGGCTGGTACCATTGCCCGCGTAAAATATGCTCGTTTCAACGATGATTTTTCCGTTGAATCCGGTGAGATGGTAAAGCAGTTTGATGGCGTTTTGGACGCTGAAAAAGTTGAAAAAGCATTGCATAACGCTGAGCCTTGTACTAAGTGGCAAGTTTTGGATGTTCAGCCCAAAGATGAAAATACGCTCGGAATTCCGCGCGATGTGTTTAATGCCGTGGCGGTACCTATTGAACGCCCGTTAAGTCAGCAGTAAAACTTTAATAAGTTCCAGCGGGTTAAGCTTAAAGCCCGCTTCCACGCCTTAAGGCGAACAAACAAAAATGGAGGTACACAAAAATGAAAACACAACTTGTTACAATCAGGCCGAACAAATCCGGCATTGAAAACGGATTCAGAATCAAGCGTGAACTATTTGATGAATGCGGACTTGTTGATATGGCCTTTTGTAGTATCAGAACTACTAAATACGGCTTCGCCGCATCCGGTTTTTCTAGCATTCACAAGCCGACTATTATACATGACGTATCAAATAGCAGCGAATCCATTGACGACTTTATAAAGGCGGTGTTTCAAAAATGATTTACAATATACGCAGGGAATTAGCAGACGCCGTTATAAGCGAATACAACCGCGCCGTAAAAGGTCAGGCAGAACAACTTTACTATTGTAAAGCATGGGTTTTTATGCCTGACAATTCTGATTTCCTGATTCTGCAAAGCTATACAACCATTGTAGCAGCTTTTCAGCGTACAACCGGCATTTTGTGGGTGTTTGGCTTTTATAGTAATACAACCGCGCAGCACATTGCAAAATTTAAGAATTGGATACGGTACAGACTTCAAACCGGCTGTAATTATCCCGTTATTGTTAGATTGTATAACGATTCCAGAACTGGAAAGCGCGCAGCCTCAAAAAATCTTGATGATGATTTCGCAAGCGTTATTGCTACAGCATTAAATCAGCACTGACCCAAAATAAAAATATGCGCCGCTGTTAATAGCAGCGCATTTTTTATACAAATTTTTAGATAGAACTATTTACTATTAAGTATAAATAACTAGCAATAGTTAAGCCTAACTGCTAGCCTGTTAAATCCTTAACACTCTTTAGCAATGTAAAGTTCTAAAGCGATTGACAAATTCTTAACACACTTTACCGCTGTAAAGCGCTAAAGCGTCCATCCGTTAAGAAAAATGGTGAACAGGGTATTAACCTTAACGCAGCTCCTGCTGTGCCGACCACTGGGGGTGTCGCAAGAAGCCTGAAAATAAATCGGGGTTCAATTTATTAAACCTATAAAACCCCTTTCCCTCTCTATTATAAGTAGGTGAAAATAATGACAATTCATGATATTCTATTAAATTGTGGTAATGTTACCTCTGAAACACCCATATATGTTATAAAACATGGTGTGATTAAAATGCACTGTGATTTTAAGGATTTAGAACCAAGATACGGGAAACTTCCATTCAAAATCTTTACTGTTACTACTTTGTATACAGACACAGATTTAGTTGATATATTAGTTTTTAAGTTTTATGTAGGTGATTAAAATGATTACTAGAAAAGACCTTGCACCATTAAATGATTCAGACTTTGAGTTCTGGGAAAAACAATCTTAAGTACAGGCAAGACAAAACTCTCTGGGCTTTATATGGATTCTGTCAGGACTTCTTTACATGGTCTTGTCCTAAAGATTATCTTGGTTGTACTTGTGACGGTTGTTTAAATCAAGAAATTTGTATTAGGTATAAGCTAACAATGAAAGCAGTTAAGCAAGAACTTAAATTAAGGGAGAGGTATAAATGACTTTGTATGATTTATTTAATCATGATATTTTAGATGAATCAAAAGCATATGTGTATATCTTTAAGGATAATGTTTTGTATGCAGCTGGCTATTATAAAAATCTTAGTAGATTACATGATAACGAGATTTTTTCAAGAAATTTATATCAATTATGTTGATAATATAGTTATTTGTAGTACATACAGCAAATTTTTAGAAAGGAGCTGATACAATGCGCTATGAAGTCCCCATTCATCCCATCCCCATAGGCTCAATCATTAAATACAATGTAAGAGAATACGGTTATTTTTATGGAGATGGACAAGAGAAAAGAGCAATTACCATTGCTAAAATCGGTAAGGTCATTGATATTATAGAACATGATGACAGAGTAGTTTATTATTCTGTAGCACCAAGTTCTAATTGCACATTTAATCAATACTTTGTAGGTGATTGCCTAGATTCCGTTTGGCCAGAAAACGTGGAGGGTGTTTATTATGACAATTAAAGACCTAGATACAGAAACCCTTACTCTACTTAATAAACTAAGCAATAACTGGTATATTAAAGCCTGTCCCTCATGGCTAACGCACTTCATGGATAGGGATTGCCAAGATTGTCAGCTTAGAGAGTTGTGTTATCTGCTTGACCATTATGATAATGACATTAGAAAAGAGTTAGCTTTACGAAAGCAGGATGAACATAATGGCTAAGAACAAAACATTTAAGCGCCAAGCCGAAGCAACTAGGCTACTGAAAAAGATAGGCGCAACAAGACGTAAATCCAGAAGAGCTGGTATAACTGTAACAGGTGAGCTTAAAGAAAGTCTTAGAGGTAGACAATCTCCTGAAATTGCAAATGCTCTGAAATTTACTGCTAACACCGCTCTTAATGAAGCCGAAAAAATGTATAGCGACCTTATTGATATAGCCGATACCCTTGATGACAAAATATCACAAAAGCTTATGAAAGAGTATTTATCTAAATACTCAGAGCATATTAAATCATTAGATAAATCGGTAAAAGATAGTTACAGGTCATTGAGAGTAGCTAATCGTCTTGAGGATGTATTTAATTATAGCGATGCTGCATATAAGATTCTTAGAAATCCAGATTCCTATTTTGATAAAAAGAAATGGGGAGCAATTTCTGGTATACTTAACAATCTTATGGGCACATATAGTAGGGATATTCCCCCAGACGATTTGAAAAAATTATGTACGTTAGGTCAAAAGTTAGGACTTGACACCTTAGTAGATATGGATAGAGCTTATGCAGAATATGACAATCTGCTAAGGAATTCTGACCAGATTGGTAAAGTTCTGACTGATGCGAGCGATAAACTTAGGTCTATTACGCAGGCTAACGAAGAATTTATAGATAAGCATAAAAAAGTTTATAAAGAATTCACAGAGCTTGCATCTCAATATAATTTATGGTAGCATTTACGAATGAAAGAAGGTGGTGCTATATGTGAGAAAGCGCAATGAACATAAGTATTCAACTATCATATATTGTTATGATATTGAAACATCATCCTTAATATATGGTGAGGATGAACTTCAAGAGCATCTGCAAAGCACTTATCTTCACGGCCTAGCTTCATTTGCTTATCGTCCCATACCTCATGCACCATTTAGTGACTTTGAGAATGAAATGGATTATAATTTCTTTAGAACTTATGATTCAATTTCTTCTGAATTTGAGAGAATCAATGAGGATGCTAAGAATAATGATGAATACGTAAAAATCTTTGTGCATAACTTGAGCTATGAATTTGAAGCAATGATGCGTAACATAAATTTTTGTATTAAAAACTTTAATCCTAAACGTTTCATTGCGGTTGCTCCGCACCAGCCATTAGTAGCAGCTTTTGACCATCTTGAATTTTATGATAGCTTCAAGATTCTTTCATGCAAAAGCCTTGAGCTTATAGGTACAGAACTTGGAGTTCCTAAACTTAAAGAAGTCAAAGGCGGTTACGACCAAAAATATTATTGGTGGTCAGATTTGCCTGATTCTGAATACATTTACAATGAACGTGACTGTAAGCTAGTTTTGTATGCACTATGTAGATACATGGCTAACTTCACTAAAGTTGATACTGTATCAGATATTGGAGTGTCTAACACATCAATGATTAAGCGTGAAACAAGGCTTAACAGAAATATTGCTACCGATAAAGAAGTACATACTGCACAATTCACAGCGGCGATAGAACTTAAGAATAATGAACCATTTATGAAGTTCTTTCAAGACTGTCTTGCAGGTGGTTATACTCATGCTAATCCTTACGCAGTGGGTAAAATATTTAAGGATGTATGGTGCTTTGACGCAAGCTCTATGCATCCGTCAGCAATGTATGGTAGACGATTCCCTTACAAGTGGAGAAAAGAGGTTAATCCTAATGAATGTTATCAAAATTTCCAGTCCGCAAACTATGAGTTCTTATCTGGCTGCGAAAGCGGCGCTAACTCAGGGTTCTTCCATTATCCCGACCAACGGATTGAGTTATATGGATGTAAAGATGTTAAATTCTATTCAGTCCTCCAAGCAGCATACCGTGAATCAATCTTGTTTGAAAGGCCAATAAAATATAACTTCATGGCTAACGTTACATTTTATAATATTAACGCTAAGGATTTTGGTAACTGCATTTACAGCTATATCAGTACATCCAAATGCACAAATGTTAAAAATGGTAACTTTGATAATGGTAAAGTAGTCAAAGCAGATGAACTTACATTTCATGGCTGTGATATTGACTTTATGTTAATTCAAATGCTTTATGATTATAGTAGTTCAGAATGTGATGAACTTTATTATGCAACAGCCCATAAATTTATTAACAAGCCTTTACGGAATACAGTTAAATACTATGCACGCCAGAAAACTGGATTCAAAAAACTTGAGCATAAAGTTGGTGACCATGTAGAAACGTTAAACGATTTTACATTTGAGGGATTGAAGCTTTATGATGATTCAGTGGCACAAGAAATTATGAATACCCATAACAAAGATTTAGTCCACTTCGCCTTAATGGCAAGTAAAGGTGGATTAAATGGTCAGTATGGGTGTTCAGCAATGAAGCCATTAAGACAGGAAGTTGGCGTGCAGGGGGACGGTGATAAATTTGAATGGATTCCAACTGGGGTTAAGTTTCTTAAATCCAGAAATTCCCTAAATATTTTCACGGATGGTTTGTATACGGTTGCTTATAGTAGACTGCACCTTATTTGCTTTATGCTTTATCTAGTATTAAGCCAAGGCATTGAACCTCTCTATCACGATACAGATAGCGGTTATTTTGTAGGTTACAATGAGGATGTTCAAAAAGCCGTTGATAGATTCAATGATAATATTCTTAATAACAGCGAGAATAAAGATTGTTACAATTTTGGCATTATGGACTTTGATGGTCACTATGAAGATTTTGTAACATGGGGAAGTAAATGCTATTGTGCAACATACTTAGATGCAGATAAGCACTTAAAAGTTAAGGCTACTGTAGCAGGTGCAAGCAAGAAACAGCTTTCTGAATTGTTTACACAAATAGTAAACGATGAAGATTTTGAGTATTTAGTACAAGAATATTTTCGTCCTAATATCAGTTATGATGAATCCATAAACAAGAAGCTTATTCGTAAAACTCCAGGAACACATATTATAGGAGATTTTACAGATGATAATGGAGAAACAGACCACCTAGACGAATATTCTGTAACTGTGCTAGAACCTTGCGGTTACACTTTACGCTCAACAAATAGTCCTGTTAATAGGATGTATTATTCATTCTGTTATTCATTACGTGGAGAATCTTATATAGATTATTTGCCTGAAGTTGTTAGCATAGACCATGACGAAAATGATAAAGAACTTTATGGAACTTATCATAAAGTACAATCTGACAAAGAATATGCTATGTTAATTGATGGCAATCCTGCAAGTATATTCCAGTGGGAATGGAGTGATAGGAGATGATTTAATTGAAAGAAAAATATTCTTATAGAATCAGTAGAAGAGCTACATGTCCTTATTATATTTCTCATACAGCAAATTATATTCGTTGTGAGGGTATGAGAGTGTCACGCCAAGAATACAACCTTAAAACCGATTGTTGTGAACAGTATAAAAGCTGTCCTCAATATAAATTTCTTACTTATTATTACAACAAAAGGAGAACTAATTATGAACACTAACAAGAAAGCATCTGCAAAGTCCACCAATTCTGCTAAGTCCGCTTCTTCCGTCATTACTGACATTCGTATTTTCCCTACTCTCAACAAAAAGTCTAATTGCTGCGCTATGGTTTCTGTTATACTTGCAAATGTGTTCTGCATTTCCGGTATTAAGATTATGAATGGAAGTAAAGGGCTGTTCGTTGCAATGCCCAGTGCAAAAAGCAAGGAAGATGAATGGTATGATATTTGCTATCCGATTACCAAGGAATTTCATAAAGTTATGAGCGATTCTATCCTTAACGCTTTTGAAGCACTTAACGAAGATGAAGAGGAAGATGACTGATAAGCTCCCTGACACACTTCCTGAACCTTTTGATGATGACGATTTACCGTTTTAACTAAATAGAAAAGCACCCCTAAGTGGATAACCACCTAGGGGTGTTTGTTATTTAGCTAATATTAGGACGAAGAACTTTAATAGCAGTCATACCATTGTGGTTAGTCCAGCGTGGATAGTCCATTGGAGTACCATCTTCATTTCTAATACGGTCGAGAATTACAGGAGAGTTACCATCCATAAATCCAGAAACCTGAACTGTGACAGCATAAGATGCAGGGCGTTTGAAGTAAAGGATAATAGCATTACCATCATTGGTATAATAAAGTTTATCCAAGTTATTAACTACATCCCAAGTAACTGTCCGGCCTGCACCAGCAGTAGCATTATAAATGGATTTATTGAGTTGGCGATTATCAACTGCACTGATAGCAAATAAGCTACCAGATTCAGGATTATTGCTAAGATAAACAGTAAAGTCGATGTCGTTTCTATCCATTACACGGATAGAACCTTGAGAAGTAACTGAATTATCAGGAACAGGAATAAAAGCAATTGCTTTATACTGTTCTGGGTCACCAGATTCAGACTGACCAGCAACGGTATACTGTGTCTGGTTAGTAATAGCAAGGTCAATGCAGCGATGTTCACCAGATGCACAAATATACTGACCACGATTTACGGCATCACTGCCAAAGATATATTCGCGCTTAGTATAAATGTAAACATCATCAAGCTTGCATACAGCATTAGTAACAGGATAAGTACCAATCGACTGAATGGTAGTACTAACTTTAGCAGAACGGTTAATAATACCACCATTAACAATGAACTGTGGATTAGGGCTAGTACCAATCAAAGCAATAGCTGCATAACCAGTTTCAGTAGTAGCAGTTCCATCATTACAGGTATAAATCAAATTGTTAATATAAGCTGCTGCTTTACCCGGCCCGTCGAATACAAAACCATATTTGCAAGTATCTGCATAGAAGTTAGTAACATGAATATCATTGTTGCTAACCTTGCAAGCGATTGAGTTATTCCACCAAGTATTGGCATCAGTACCACCTGTACCACCAGAGGGAATACCATGATAGCTAGTCCAGTTACATCCATATACATCAGTACGACAGTCAAAACCAACCTGACATACCATATTAACAAGGTTATTACATTCACAGTCAGGAGCTTTATTGCCCCAGAAAAATGCAACAGAACCAGTCCAGCGTTCTACAGGAGTATTATCACTGAATCCCCATACCATTACATTATCCATATAACAGTAACGGTTCAGAGTGCTATTACTGGGCTGCAAGTAAACACCATAGGACTTAACCTTATTGATACTTACATTGTAAATGCTGTTATCAGTATATTTATTGGTAGTAAATACAATGCCACCAATCATACCACTACAAGTAATATCCAAATTAGCAATAACAATATTACCAGTTACGTCATCACCCGATACAGTAATAACACCCTGACTACCAAATGCAGTTGGATTAGCAGTATACTGTAAGATAGTATCGCTAGTACCACGCGCAGGGTCACGAGAAGAACCGGCACCATACAGGCTATGTTTCAGCTGCAAAGGTGCGCTAATCTTATAAGTACCAGCAGGAATAAACAGAGGTTCATTCTTAGTATGAGTGTTAATGGTAGCGGTAATATCATCAGTTCCGTCTTTTTTCAACGTCTGATATTTTTCAATGCTAACAGGGGATGGCTCAACAAAACTAGGAATCTTACCAGTGCGACTTGTTAAAAATTTTGTGTCAGGGTCGCTAGCGGTTCCCATAGAAACATAAGCATAATTATCATCAATGTTTGTTTCACGGGCTGATGCCAACGTTAGGTTACCATAAATATATGTGGGGACTGTAGTGTTACCGACCGAAGTAACACCCGAATGAGCAGTAAACGCTTTTCCACCTTTAGAAAAAATTTCTACTTTATTTGCGGTTACTGTCACATTACCACCAACAGTCTGATTCATATTACCGCTGACAGTCTGGTCAAGATTTCCATCAGTATCTATGTCAATCTTCTTAGACGTTTCAGTGCGTCCCTCAGTGTCTTTAATATCATAACTGTTATCGTCAATTTTAAATTTGTCTACATAAGCCATGATGAAACCCCCTATTAAGTAACGTCATGAGTTCCAGTTGTAATACTAATAGTTTCGGTAGCTGCTACATAACCAACTTCGACACGAGAAAGTTTTTCAAGCTCTTTTACTTTATTCAGAGCATTAGTAGCGTTAGTACTAGCAGTACTTGCAGTAGTACGAGCACTAGCATCTTTTACCTCAATGATTTCACCACCAATATCAAACTTCGAAACAAATTGCTCAGCCATAGTTGCACCTCTTATTTACCAACAATTTTAATAGTTTCCACAGGAGCATCATAGATATGAATATCTCCACCAGTAACGATAGTACCATTATTAGGATTAAAGAAACCAAAAGAAATGGAAGTATCATCTTCATTATATTTGGCAACTTTTAACGACAGGATATAGTGTAAACGTTCAGCAATAGTGGTCTTAGCACAGTTAGTGCCCTCAATGTACCGGGTACCTGCATCCATAGGCTTAAGAATTACATACAAATCATTATTAAGCCAAACAAGGTCGTTAATATTGCGATTAGCACTTGCAGTAGTTTTCAGTTTTTCATCAACAGGAGTGATAGCAAGCTTAACACTTCCCCACAATTCAGAAAAATTGCCAATCTTAGTCCAATAATCTTCATTGTCAATATCAATGCCAATAGGTACAGGCTGTGTACTCAAATATCCATCACCATTGACAGTAACAACAACTGTGTTACGAGGATACTGTTTAGTAATATCCCATTGAATGGGGTCTGCATAACTAATGGAACTAGTTTCAATGTACTGCTGCATTACCTCGATAACCTTAGATACCATTTCATAGTAACTAATGCTATCATCATAGGCAACAGGAATTACAGAACGGAAAAGTTTGTCCAAAGGATTGTACTTCAAACCTAATCACCTCTTTACCATAAACGCATAAACAGAACTTCCATATCTCTATATAAACAATTATAGATATTTGTATTTTCTTTCATATAATCGTTCATAATAGATACAAGAGAGCGACCACGATAGCCTTTTTCTACATGGTCAAGTACACGATGTTCATTGCCATCACGATTTTCTTTTGTGTTGTTTTTATCATCCTGAGTGGTATTGCTATTACTGCTGGAATTAGCATTAGAGTTAAAATCATTAGCAGAACTTGCCTTACTATGGTCAGCATCCGACATATACTTACCAGCAAGAAAATTATCAAGACTACCCTGTGGAGTATCAGTATGAGTATTGGTATTCTCTCCATTGCTGTTAGAATTGGAAGTATAATTGGAATTATTGGTGCCGTCAATATTGACCTTACTGTTCTTGGTTCTATCCTCGGTATTCACATCATGATGTTCAGTATTTTCGTCACTGGTAATAGAAAAATCATCAGTCAAGAACATTTCATACTGTTTATCAAGTGCTTCAAAGAGAGGATTATAATAAGGCATATGGCTGTTCATCCAGTCATCCAGACGCAGCTGCCAAAGGCCAAAGGTTTCAGAGCCAATTTCATTTGTATAGAAATGTTTAAGAATATTGGTTTCAAGCTCTTTTCGTTTATTTTCATTCCAGATAGGATAATCAAAATTAAAGATTTTAGGCCGAGCACGCTCAATAATTTCTGAATAAGAAACATTGGTGTAAGGTTCAACAATACCTGCTTTTGATTCACAGATAAAGCGTACTTGAGTTGTGTACTTACTCATTATCCTCACCACCATCCTCGCGGCCTTCCATAATCTTAGTCAATTCAAGCTGGGAACGCATAGATACGGAGATATTAGTGCCAAAGAGCCTGTTATAATCCTTGCAGAATTTTTGACGAGAGTACAATGGAGAAAGACGGTCTGCTTCTACCTGACCTAAGGTCATTTGAACTTCAGTAGTAAACTGGCGCTCTGCTTTCATATTGTAGTTGCTCTCAATACCTAAATAGGTAAGAGCTTCTGCAAGAGTTTCTTTTTTCTGTTGCTCTAACTGTAAGCCAATATACTGAACGCCTAAATCTAGAACGCCCATCATGTTCTTAATATCATCAGTAGAGGGATTGCCTTTAACGTACAGCCAAGGGTCATACTTATCTTGCTGATACACCATATTCTGTACAGAAAGTTTCGTATTCTCATTTGCATAAGCAATTCGTGGAGTTTTCTGTGCAGCAAGGTTTAAGTCAATCGTTCTGTCTATATTGGTAAGACGTTGTGCAAACTGTTTAATGATAATAGCATCAGGGGAGCGGCGCATATTACACCAAAGATAAGCGCAGTTTTCTTTGCTAAGACCAGTTTTTTGATAGTTAGAATTGTAGCCATAAGCACGAACGTATTTAGGGTCACCAATAATGTCAAAGTTATCACTAGGCATAGCAGGAAGAATCAAGTTACCCATAACAGGGTCATGATAACCGGCCATTAAAGGTTGCCAGAACAAGAACTGCTCAATAAATCGTTCATCCAAAAAAGGAGAATCGTCAAGCCCTTCCCATTTGAATCTTGCAAGTGCTACATCATACAGGCGATTAAACCAGTTAGCATAAGTTGCAACAGTTAAATCGTATGAATCAATCCAAGGTGGCTGTGGTTTTTGTGAACGTTTACTCATTTACTCACCTACTTCTGGAATACGTTTATAGATAGAATTGTCTGCTTCATAATTACCAACAAGTCCGGGATTATGCCAGAATGTAACACCACGATTAAAGATACTGTTAATCATTGTAGAAACTTCCGCAGGAACATCACCTAAGCAACAACAGTTTTGTGTTTTAACATAATTCCAGTTTCTTCGAGAATCAATGTTAGGAACCTGAACTTGGTGAATGGGATAACCAAACATAGTCCAGTAGTCATCAATAACTTTTGCAAATTCTTTAGTAACATGATGATAACTCGCCATAGCATATGGGGCACTTGCATCTTTTGTCGGTAAAATGCCAGCATCAGTAAAACGAAAATAAGGACTAACAGAACCATGACTTTGTGGCGGTAGCCTGTCCATATCATCACGTTTTGCAAGTGTGCCTGCAATGTCAAGCATCTGATTAGATAAGCCCTCAATAGCTCCATAAGTATTCTCAGGAAAAAGAGCAGGATGTTTGCCAGCCATAGCTTGTGCATCTTTTGCAGGAGCAGTTAGCAGGTTAATACCAGCAAACATTGTACCAGCTACCAAACCTGCATTTTCCACTGCCATAGAACTAGAGTTCTGTGCTACATAAACTTTATAAATGTCGGTATTATAAGCACAAGTAGGCCAGTTGCTAATTGCAAATACATCTTCCTGATTATAACCAGTAGAGCCTTTATAATCCTCTGCTGCAAACATTGCTGTAGTCTGTCCGGCATTTGACATTATATTGTATCCGATATGCAGACTTTTCTTTCTATCTCCAAGTTCAAAACGAAAAACATGATTATCGCCTTGTGTGGAATAATAGCGGAGATAAAAATAAGGATATGTGAAAAGTTTATTATTCTTAGGGACATAACCAGCTACATTATTAGGAACTACAAAAGTCTTATCATACTTACCACTATCAAAGGAAAAAGGAACCATATAAATTCCCAAAATACCGTCAGGAGCTTGCCCAGCTTCTACAGCCTTAGCAATAAAGTCATTAGCAGATTCAGCTGTGGTAAAAAAGTTTTCTTTACAACCTGAATAAATTCCAAATCGTAAAGAGCCAGATGCAGGGGGAGAGTCTTTTTCGGGCTTATCAAAGGTGGTAACAATACAGATACGCTTATCAAAATCAATGTACTGCTGAATATCGTCAACGAATGGGCCTGTATCTAGTTCATCATTGATAATGTTATCACCAATTTCATCAGTATTTGTATGAGAACGCTCAATAAAACAAGGCTGTAATGTTACCTGATTAAACCAAGTTTGCATTACATCAACCGTGAAATAAATTCTGCTGGTTTCGTTAGCAACATATTCTACCCTGTCAATAAAGGCATAATACCATTTGTTAGAAAAGTCAGCATTCTGAAATACGATATAATTACATGGTTCAATCGTTTCAGCATTAACACCAACAGACAGGTAATGCTCTAAACGCTGATAGGTGTAATTGGTAAGATGAAGAACAGATTTGGAAGTAAAATAAGCAAAACGGGAAGAATCAGACTGAAACCTAAGCACATGATTATAGGTTTTATCTGTAGGGATACCCTTACAGATATAAAGTTGCATATTTGGCAATGTTGTTGCTCCTTTCAAAATCTGTAGGGTGGTTTACACATCATCCAGAGTGGAAGTTTGCGCTTAGCTGTAGGAGTAGGGCCGGGGCCGGGTGGTGTTGGTGGATTTGTAGCATCCCATTCAACATCCCATGTACCTACTTCATTAGGAATACCAAGAATAGCAGAGGGGTCAGTTCTATATGCTGTACCATAACCACCTATCCAATATTCCCAGTGCGTATGAATACCGCTGGCATTACCTGTTTGTCCTTGCTCTCCAATATATTGACCACGAGTAATTGTTTCACCAACACTATGAATCTGAGTAACAAAATGAGCTGCAAGCCAATAGCTATTATCACTCATTTTAACTACAATGTAGTTGCCCCAAGAATCATTACCAGTCGTACCACCTTGCCAAGTATGGGCTGTTTCAACCGTACCTGCCATTGGTGCATAAGATTGATGATTTGTGTGTACCGTATCAATACCACCATGAACTGAACCGTCAGGATAATGTGGATAACCTGCTGAAACTCTGATTGTGCTTTGGTCAGTGATACATTGTTTGTAAACTGCCATATAAGCAACGCGTGATGTCGTATGCGCGCCCCACGTTTTTAGGAGAATAAGCCTACATGCTTAAGAAAGTTTCAAGATTAAGCCTTGGTAGTGAACTGCACTGCGTTAGCAAACGGAGATGCAGAATAAATACGCCAGATGTGATGGAAGTAGTTCCAATCCAGAGTAGAGCCAAGGTCAGTTTCACGCATGGTGTTCAGCTTAGTATAAATCTGGAAGAAATCACGGTCAACCATAAGTGCCTGAATAGCGACCATATCTTCATCGTCAGGGGTAACGTGAGTATAGGTCTTATCGCCACCAGTTGCAATGGTAACAGCACCAGAGCCAGAGGGGTCATTACCAGTAAGCAGGTGCTCCAGACGTTCCACTTCATACTCATTAAGAGCAAAACTATCAACTTCCAGACGATGCCCCATAAAGTCTGCTTTATCCATGTTAAATGCGCTTGCCAGAACATCAACGTCAATAGAAGCAGAAATATCAACAGGAACAATGGTATACAGACGTTCAGCCGGAGTATTCATAGGAATACCAGCAGCGTTATATTCCTTAGAAATGAACTTCATCTTGCCATAAATCTGGCGGAACTTCTTAACCAGGGTCTTACCGGAAGCTTCATCAGTAACAGCAGCAACAGTTACTTTCTTGAGCTTATTGTTCTTTACCAGCTGATACAGCAGGTACTTCTTCATGATGAAAGCATCCAGTTCAGCAGGCTTATAAATCTGGTCGATGATATTCTGAACAAAGGCAGACAGGTTAGCTTCACTCATGAAAGCAGTTTCCAGAGCTTCACGGTTGACAGTTACCTTATACTTAATGCGAGAGTTCACGGCATGGTAAGCAGTATAAACCTCAGCAGGGTCGCTACCAAATTCAGCTTTCATAACTTCATCGTTAGTAGCGCGGTCAGCAGAGAAGTAAGGGGTTGCTTTCTGCATCATTACATAAATTTCCTGAACGGTAGCGCCAGTACCCAGAACACCCTTATCAAAAACCTGCCAAGGGTCTTCAAAAGAAATGTAACGCATAACGGTCAGGCCAATACGATCAACCAGAGCATTACAGAAATAGTTCAGCCGAGGTTCATAAGAATTGATAAACGTCCATGCGGATTTAATGGATTCAGTAGTGTTCTCAATCTGCGGAGCACCACCAAAAGTAGCATCACTACCAAATACAGCCTGAATAATACCAACAGCAGCACTTGCCATAATAAATTACCTTCTTTCTTTAATAGTTACACTCAATATCAAGTGTACCATCAATAATAAGTTTGCCTTTAGAAGCAGCGGTTAGAGTTACAACACCAGCGGAAGTGACAGTAGCACTAGAAATGGTGCCATCTGCAAGAACTACACGAAGACAAGGAATAGAATTGGTAACTACAAATTTACCATAGCCAGTTTTCATAACACGAGCCATTACTTCACTGGGAATTGTAAATGCGGTAGTATCGGAAGTTTCGCCCTTATCAAGAACGGTATGGATAACCAGAACATTGGAGAGGGTACTCATATTCTGGTTGTGGAAGGAATAGGCCATGAATAATCATCTCCTTAAATATCTTTGAGTAAATAGAAACCAATCAAATAATTATAAGCCGATGAATCAATATCTGAACCAGAATATAAATAGTGAATCCCACTAATATCTTTAATACCTATGGCAGCATTTGCAACTGCGGTGGTGCGAAGTCTTGATGTAACTCTAAGCATAAGATTAGTTTTATATTCAAGACGATCAAAAATCTTTGGAGGAATTTCTACAATACCATTACCAGATAGAATATCTTTAGTTATCCGAATATGACAAAAAAGTAAATTTCCAATAACGGTAAAATTTTCATCATTATAACTAAATGGTCTACTCATAATTTATCACCTACTTTCTACCAAACATCTGCTTAACAAAAGCCTGTGCGGCTTCATCAACAGTAATTGCATTGCCGTTAGGTTTTTGATAATCGTCATTCGGCTTATTGTCATCACTCAAAAATGCTTTAACATAATCTTTGCGCAAATTGTCATAAGCTTCATGCCAGTTAGCTGAACCATCTGGACAACCATTGGTAAACTGCTCTGCTTCATTGCGACATTCATCAAATTCATCAAGAACGCCTGCAATCAGCGTGCCTTGTTCTTCCGGTTTAGCATCTACAAAGCCACCGAGCATTGCAGAAATCTCATCACGCGTTTTCATTATTTATTACTCCGTTCATAAGTAAGTTTAAGATTCTCACAGAGGGCAATAATTGCTTGCATATCAACGCCAGTTGCATGAATCTTAATGTAATCGCCTTTAGAGCTTTCACGAGGGACAGAATGATAAGAACCAAGGTGTTTCATTACTGTCTGCGAGGAACAAATAAAGTTATCGTCCAGCCAGTTCAAAGGATTAACACGACAATCATGATAAATTACTTCAAAGTGAAAATGTGGGCCAAAACAATTACCAGTTGCGCCAGAATACCCAATAAGCTGACCCTCGTAAACGTGTTGACCGTTTTTGACGAGAAGCTCTTTAAGGTGTGCATAGCGTGTTTCCAGCTTAGAACCATTATAATTGTTATGCCTAATTCTAACCATGTTGCCATAAGACTGCATCCCAGTTTTAGTTCTACCATCCCAGCTCTGTACCTGATTAACTACACCATCCTCAGCTGCATAAACAGGTGTGCAAGGAGCAGCACGAAGGTCAATAGCATGGTGTGCAGAACCATCGTTATAAGTCCAACCAGCTGTGATGATATGCTTCTCTAAAGGCCAACAGAAAAGAACATCACCGTTTGATTTCCTCATTTTCTTCATCTCCTTTAAGTTTTTCCAAATAGGGCTTAAACAGAGCGGAAAGTTCAGGATTTACAGCACACATATTCTCCATAATGCTGATAAGCTCCATAATGCAAATATAAGTAACAACAGCACCTACAAGAGGAATCTGGATGCCAAGGTCAACATATCGCATTGCGTATTCAATACCGTAAGAGCCTACCGCAGCAAGAATCTCCATGCACTTGTGATAACCACCCTCACGCATGATAGATGAATTGTAAGAACCATCATGCTTTGCTTTAATCAGCCCTGTAAGAATGTCAAATGTGATAAACCCAAGAACAATAACAAAGGGCATAAACTCAACTCCTAACATTATACACCTACAATCTTCAAAATGTCCATCAGGTATCGCCTAATTATTTCATCTTCACAATACAAACCTCCCAACCGATATTGTTTAATTATATATAATAACCAGTTAGGGCGTGGAGTGCGCGCAATCAAAATGGTATTGTAATCATGGTCATCATTTGTCAACGCATAAATTACGCCACTACCCGGACTGTATTTTCTAGAAAGATAACATTTACCAGTAGAGAAGTCTACCCACAAACCTAAATAGTCATCATGAATCTTAAAACCAAACTGATATTTAGCTTCAGGAGATTTCTTAGCAATACCAACTACACTATCAAGATAAAATTCATTATGAACTGCGTATTTACCAAACTTACTGCCTTTCATCAAACGACCAAAATCAGTTTTCTCTTTTGCTTCAATATATTCTTCATTGTTAGCAATTTGAATTAAGACTAAACCCTCTCTAGTTGTGGCAATTTGCTTCTTGTTAATCGGCTTTTTAATATCAAATTCTGTGAAATAGGGGTTTGCCCATGTAACAGCGTTACCAAAGAAGAATACAACCACTCTGCGCATACGAGCAATAGTTTCATATAATTCGCAGAAAAATGTTACTTCATCTTTAAGATAGCCGTGATGACTTTCGTCCATAGAGATAAATTCATCAAAACAGATTTTATTAACGAGAGGAAGTTCTTCTGATTTTGCGCTTGAAATGTAACGAGTTTGACCGGCTAATTTACCATCTATGTAATAGGCTCCTTCAGGCGTTCCCTTTAACTCATGGTCAGGAAATTCATGAGCAACAGCTGCCCAGAAATTTTCTTTAGCTTTCTTGTTCATTTCAGTTTTATAGCGGCGAATATAAATAAATTGATTCCCGTTTTTGATAAAATCTTCAGCAGCCCATTTCTTAAAGCCATAAGTTTTACCACAACCACGAGAACCAACTACAAAATTAAAGAGCGCATTATAAGATAATGTGTTCTTTAAGTCCCACCACATTGACATTGTAATACACTCCTTTCATATTTAATATTAAGCCGAGGACTCGGCCCTTTGTCCTTTTGGATGGCGGAGTAGGAGAAATGACAAACCTATGTAACCATCAAGCTAACAGGCGTGTTAGCGCGGCTTTTGGTGGTAGAAATGGGCACAACCCCATTAACGTCCAATGACCAGTTTTCCGTTACTCTTAAAGAGTTCTACCATGTTAAGGGTGGCGAAAGGAAATGAGCTAGCAGTCACGCAAACCTATCCGTAACGCTTCACGCGCCTGACCACGGCTTAGGAGCATCATTCGTGCCTTTCGCTCCCTATGATTATATTATACTTTACAATGCGTATAAAGTCAATAATACAGATTGTACTTTTTGTAAAATTAGGAATGATTATTACATAGTGTATAATGCTAATTATGGGATGGGTGAGAAGTACGATAAAGGGGACTCCAAAAGGGAGAAGGTGAGCGGCTGGTTAAAGGTACGATAAATGGGACTCCAAGGCAATGGCAAAGTAAAAGTATGACTTATGTCTTTGACACTACTT